CTCAGGACAGGCTCCGCGAAGAATCCAGAGACCCTTCCCCTTAGCTATCACTTAGAGTCAGTGTGACAGATAGAAAGAGAGGGTTGACAAATAGAAGGAAGATTGACATGACAGAAAAGTTACTGTGGGATTTATTGCCCGAGGAATTTCCCTACGAAGACAGGGGCTGTGAGCTATTTCCCTCCTGTCTTAACTGCCCCTTTCCTGATTGCCTTAAAGGGGAGCCCTGGGGGAAGGAAAGGTTCTTGAAGAGCAGGCGAGCCGAGAGGATGAGGGAGTTGAAGCGGCAAGGGAAAAGCGTTAAAGAGATTGCCCGCATATTTGAGATTAGCCCGAGAACGGTGCAGAGATGGCTGAAGGCGATCACAATTTAGAAATCAAAGTTCAAAAATCAAAATGACAACTCAAAACGCAAAAACTGAACAAACCCAAATGTCAAAACTACTAATTTTGTCATTTGGATTTTAGGCTTGATTTGACATTTGAGCTTTGTCATTTGGCATTGTTTAGGATTTAGATATTGGGATTTGGAATTTAACCCCAGGGCAGCCAGAGGAGGCTTGAGAGATGACTGAGTTCACCCCATCGCAGCTGAACCGCACGGACACCCAACGCCTCTCCAACTATCGCACCAACCTGGACTTCTACCAGGGGAATCAGTGGCCCACCACATCACCTGCCCGCCAAGGCTTGGCAGGCGGGCGCCACCGCCAGCTCGTCTTCAACTACGCTAAGGTAGCCATCGACAAGGTTACCAGCTTCCTTACACAGGGACTCCATTTCGCCTGTTACCCCAACCCAACGAACTCAACAAACCCAACAAACTCATTAAATGCCAGGGCCCGCAGAGCCGAGCAGCTCCTACGTCAGGTCTACGAGGACAACAACCTCCAGCAGCTCGACTACGAGACCGAGATAGACGCCGCTGTCCTGGGGGACGGCTGCTATAAAGTGATATGGGATACGGACGAGAAGCGTATTCGGGTCACCGCCCCCGATGTCTCAGGTATCTATGCCTGGTGGCTGGGAGATGATACCTCACGGGTCTGGAGAGTGGCTTCACGTTATACGCTCACCCGTGAGGAAATGGAGATGCTCTACAGCGGTGTTATTGCGAGCGACCTGCCCGCCGAAGCTTGGCAGGCGGGAGCGAAGCAATCTCAGGGGATTGCCATGTCGCCTTCGGCTCCTCGCAATGACACCCATTTGTCATTGGGAGGCACGACAGTGCCGAAGCAATCCCAAAGAAAGGAGCGAGTCGTGGTAACCGAGCTGTGGACAGCCAATACCTTCGACCTGTTCCTGGACAACGACATCATAGAGTCCAAGCCCAATCCCTATGGCTTTATCCCCTTTGTTATCTTTCCCAACCTCAGAGAACCCAAGAAGTTCTGGGGAATATCCGATATCCCGTCCCTGGTCCAGCCCCAGCGGGAGCTTAACCGGGCCTTGAGCCAGCTATCCCGCATCCTGGAGCTGTCGGGAAATCCAATCGCTGTCCTGGAGAACATTGCCTCGGCTGAGGACATCAAGGTCCAGCCGGGCGCCCTGTGGACGATACCGGAGGATGCTAAGGCTTATCTCTTGGACTTGCTGCAAGGCGGCGGAGTCAGGCTTCATGTCGATTATATCGATTTGCTATACCGTGCCTTACACGATATTTCGGAGACGCCCCGGGCCGCCTGGGGAGGCATTGAGAAAGAGCTGTCAGGAACAGCCCTTCAGATGGAGCTCGGCAGCCTTACTCAGAAAGTCACCAGGAAGCGGACTATAAGGACCAACGCCTATCACCAGCGAAACGAAATCATACTCAAGCTGGCTGAGAAATACATGAATGAAAACTTCGACCAGATAAACCACCGGGTAGTCTGGGGGCCGATACTCCCCCAGGACATAGCCCGCCAGGCTCAGAACGAGCAGTTGCTCGTCCAGGCCGGAGTCCATAGCCGGAGGACGGCTATGGATGAAATGGGAATCCAGGACCCCGACGAAGAGTTCAATAAATGGCTGGAGGAGAGGACAAAGATCCTGGAAATGAACCAGGAGTTCAGGGCACAGTCCCCGACTCGTCGGGGCGGAGCGAGAGAGAGGGCGACAGCCGCGGAGATGGAAGTGCCTGAATAATAACTCACCCCCTTGTTATTGCGAGTCTCGATTTATCGAGACGAAGCAATCTCAAGAGGAATGGGAGAAACTTATGCCAGAAAATGAAGAAACTCAAGAAACCCAAGAAACGCAGAACACCGCCCCCGAAGTTGAGGACCTGGAGGCCATCAAGGCCCAGCTCGAGGAAGAGAAAAAGGCTAAGGCCGCCGCTGAGGCAAGCCTGGTTGAAAAGGACAACCGCATCGCTGAACTCGAAGCCTCGCTAAGCGAAGCACAGCAAACCGCAGAGTCATTGCGAGCCGAAGGCGTGGCAATCTCTGAAGCCAACGCCCAGGCCGTGTCCAAGTATCTCGATGTTGTCAGGGCTGCCAATTCCACCATTCCCCAGGATATCATTGCCGGCGACACCATCGAGGAGATAGACGCTTCGCTGGCGAAGGCCACTACCATCGCCGAGTCCGTCAAGGCCAACCTCGAGGCTCAGGCCAAAGAGGCTAAGGTCCCCGCGGGGGCACCAACCAGGGGCGAGATATCCCTTGAGGGCTTAACCCCCAGGGAGAAAATCGCCGCTGGAATCCAACAAAAAGGAGGAATGTAGTGCGAGGCTTTAGCCTCGTGCCAAAGGAGGAACTATGAGCATATCTTTAGCAGAAGCAAGCAAACTCTCGACCGATATCCTGCTTAAGGGAATCATCGAGACCATTGTCAAGGATAGCCCTATCTTGCAGGAGTTGCCCTTCATTCAGATCGTGGGCAATAGCCTGAAGTATAATCGAGAAAAGACTTTGCCCACCGTGGCCTGGTACGATCCCGTCACCGATACCTGGACCACTTCGGAGCCTGAGTTTGAGCAGTGCTCCGCCAGTCTTGGCATCCTTGGCGGAGATGCCGATGTCGACAACTTCCTCAAGTCTACCAGGAGTAATATCCAGGACCTTGAGGCCGCCGTCATCGAGCAGAAGGCCAAGGCCCTCAGGAACGAGTTCGAGAATACTTTTCTGAATGGTGATTCTGGTGTCAATGCTAAGCAACCCGACGGTCTGTATAAGACTATGAAGGGCACAGCTTGGGAGGTCGATACTGCTTATTCCCTGGGAGATGTCGTTGTTCCCACGACGGGTAAGGAGACCGGCTTCCGGTACGAGTGCACCACCGCTGGTACTTCTCATGCCACTACTGAGCCCACCTGGCCCACCACCGAGGGCGAGACCGTTAATGATAATACCGTTACCTGGACTTGCCGGTTGGGTAATCATTTAGGCTCGGGCGCCAGTGGCGCCAGTCTCACTTTGACCAAAATCGACCAGCTTATTGATCTGGTTCGTGGCGGCAAGCCCGACCTTCTCTTAATGAGCCGCCGTTCCCGGAGGAAGGTCGCTAACCTGGCAAGGGCAGCCGGTACCAATTTGCAGGTCGGCCAGGGCAAGCTCGGCGAGTTTGTCGAGCTCTATAATGGTATTCCCGTCGCCGTCTCCGACTGGGTTAAGGACAATTACATCGTGGGCGGTTCAACTGATTGCTCGGTCATCTTCGCCTTCCAGATGGGAGAGGGTGCCGTCTGCGGCCTCACCAGCCCCGAGGTGATTCAGGTCGAGCGTCTCGGGTCCCTGGAGACTAAGGATGCTTCCCGTACCAGGGTCAAGTGGTATGTATCCCTGGCCAACTTTTCCATCGTCAAGGCCGCCATGCTTACAGGAGTGAGAGACTAACGGAAAGCAGGAGTCAGTAGTCAGAATCCAGAATTCAGAATCTACTGGCTACTGACTCCTGGCTACTGGCTACTAGCAGGGTAGGAAGATGAACCTAACTGAAATGCGAGCCAGGGTCCGAGAGGACCTCCAGGACACGGATGCTGAGAACTACCGCTGGACTGACGACGAGGTCGACGGCGCCATCGCTAGGGTAGTTATGGAGTATTCCCTCCACGCTCCCATCGAGCAGCAGGATGATATCGCTACTACCGACGGAGACACTGAGCTCGATATCTCGTCTCTAACAGACTTGCTCGAAGTCGAGTCCGTGGAGTTCCCCATCGGCTACAAGCCCAAATACTTTAAGCGGATTGAGTACTGGGCCGGCCAGCTCTACATGAAGGACGAGGGCAACGGCAATGATGCCCGGGTAAGATGGTTCAAGAAGCATACGCTCACTGCCGAGTCAACCACCATCCCTACTGAGCATGAGGAGATTATAGTCCTCGGCGCGACAGGCTATTTAGCCATGTCAGCTTCGGCTTACACAGTAGACCGGGCAAGCATCGCCGGCAGGCACGCCACCATAAACTACAAGGCCTGGGGTAAGGAGCGACTGAGCCGCTACGATAAAAAGCTCAAAGCCATCGCCCGCACCTCTAAAGTCATCCCAAAGGAGCTCTACTCGGAAGATTAAAATGCAAAATGCAAAGGGTAAAAACACAGAGTAAAAAGCAAAAAGCTTTACATTTTAATCTGTCATTTTGACTTTTAACTTTTGAGGTTTGATTTATGTTAGAGATTGGAGTCCTCAAAAACTTCGACAGTGGTACCTATAAGGCCGGCGTCCAGCTCGTAGGTTCTTTGACTACTTATTTTGATAATGTCAATGTCGCCCGCAATATTGCTACAGGTGATATGGTAGCTGGCCGTCATGTAATCCTGGCCGTCCCGCAGGATAATCCCAGGGATGCCGTTGTCATCGCCGTATTTACTCCATGAGAAAAATGTAGTGCGAGGCTTCAGCCTCGTGCCAAGGAGTAATATGAGCAAATTAAAAGAAGCAATCTCCTCTCTGTCATTGCGAAGGACAAAGCCCCGAAGCAATCTAATAAAAAGGAGGAAACCCATGCCTAAATCAAAAGTCAAAGAAGCACTCGAACAGGAAAAGACCAAAGAGGGGCTCCCTAAGGAGGCCTTCGCTATCGTCGGTGACCCGGATGATCCTGAGACCTGGAAGCTTCCCCATCATACCAAATCCATTTTCAGATCTCTCCAGGGCCGGCTCGATATTGAGAAAACCGTGGACTGGGACCGCATGCCGGCGGCAGTGGCAGCCTTGAGTCCAGGCGGATACCGGGGGGAGAGAGTCCAGGCATCAGCCGAGGATATCATCAAGGCCGCCCGTCACCTGGCCAACCATTATGAGGCAGCCGGGAAGTCCGTCCCCGACACCCTGGGCGCTCTCATATGAGAAAAAGCTCTAAGTACTAAATTCGAAATGCTAAACAATAACAAAGCTCAAAACTCAAATGACAAAAACGATGAGGTTTTGTATTTTGGAATTAGGGTTTTGAATTTGTTTAGGATTTAGAGTTTAGGATTTAGGATTTGAGTCAGGGCAAAGGGAGGACGAAAGGAGGTTATGAGTATAAAGGGAGCCGTAACTCCAAAAACAGGGGCTTTCGTGGTCTTATCAGAGCCCTCTAGCTGTCATTGCGAGGAGTGAAACGACGAAGCAATCTCGAAGGATAATGAGTGAGGATGGCACAAGAACAAAACAAGTCTAGCTCAACCCTAGTCGGTGTCTTCACCGAACTCTTTCGAGCAATCACCAGGCCGGCGGTGACTATCATCTTCGCCGCCGTTATAGCCCAGGTCGTCATCGAAAGTATCGC